ATGTACAGTCCGGTACAAATAGCCAATAAATTCATAACGTTGGGAAACCAACATCATAATCCTCTGACCCACATGCAACTGCAGAAGCTTACTTATATTGCCCATGGTTACTATTTAGCATTAACAGGTAAGCCTTTGCTCAATGAATGTGTCTCCGCGTGGAAGTACGGTCCAGTTATTCCTGGAATGTACGATGCTTTCAAAGACTATGGGAATAAACCTGTTACGAATGTAGCAGTAGCTCCTTTTGGTGGCATCGTTACTATGGATCCGCAAGCAGAGAGCATTATCGGGGCTGTTTATAAGTTTTACGGCTCGAAAAATGGAATTGAGTTATCAACTCTAACTCATATGCCAGGTACGCCTTGGTCACAAGCTTATAATGGTATTGGCTCGTCAATCATCTCAAATGATGCGATCAAGGCTTATTATCATGATTTATTGAATAACCGACAGCAATGTCAGGGCCTCTGAAAAGTAATATTCAGGGATGACATGTCTCACAATTCAGATATCTATAAACTTATCGGAGCGGCCGCAGGTGTTGAAAATGGTCGCTCTGAAGCATCCTTAAACTCTACTGACAGTCAAGAACAGGTTTTTAAATCTGCATTTGAGCCGTCTAATCATGAGAGCGACGATGATTCTTCTTCAGAAAATAAAGCTATTCTGGAGGCAGAAGAGTTTGGTTCTAATACTGGTGCATTGCATGAGTTTATGCAGCAGAACAGAATGGACAGTCTTCAAGCTCAGCTTGATATGCTCAAATCACAAGTACGGGATAAGATAGCTGACGCAACTGGTAAAGAAATAGACAATGAGCTTCGGACAAAAATGGCCTCATTCACGGTTTGGTTTATGTCGTGTTGGTGCTTATTCGTTGTCGCAATGTTTACATCGTTTCTTATTGCACATGAAGGAAAGCCTCCAGTTGAAGCGATCGTTGCATTACTAGGTACAAGTACAATTAGTATTGTTGGTTTGGTTGGTTTCGTTGTTAGTGGATTGTTCAAATCAAGAAAAGATAGTGATAAAGAAAAATAACCCGTACATATACGGGTTATCCATAGTTTTAGTTTAGTTATATTTTTGTTTTTCCGTTCTGACTTTTTCCCACTCAGCTCGCCCTTCTTCCCGTCTTTTGTCAATATATTCCGCAAGATCCTGAATGTTGATGCAGCGTTTTGCTTTTTGTGATGTACCGATGCGATATGTAGGTACAGGCAACTTACAAGCGTTTGCTTTTGCTTCTGCTGTGGCTGGACTCATACCAAAGTATTTTTGACTAACTGCTGAGAGTTCAATGTTTAGGGTATTGAATTCAGCCATCAGTAAAAACAAGGTATTCATATCATTTCTCCATCATAACCGGCTGCACCCGGTGAGTTACTTATTCATTTCAATAATATTATTTTCTATCATTGATTTATTTAAAACCAAAGAAGGAGCAAGATGGTTGTCTATTTTAAATAATGCATAACTTTTAAACCGTTGGTGATATCCGTAACCAATAAGGATGCTAGAAAAATCTCTTAATTCATCTTCTTTAAGAACATGAAAATGAAATGGGTTGTCGCCATTTATGGACAATGAAGCATCTATTATGCAGTATTTCTCTCCGTTGTCATTTGCATAGAAAAAAATATAAGACATTCTGTTTGTTAAGACAATGCCATTAAATTTTATTATGTCTGGAATTATTTTGTTTTTCACATTTGGTGCCACATGTTTATTTTCAGAAATACATTTAATTTCATCTCCAGATGTCGTGATTATATAAAAATGAAACTTATCAGAAATATCTAACTTAACTACGCCATCATTATTATAAAGGCTGCTAAATTTTGGTAGTTCAACTTTTAAAGAATCATAGTTCTTTAGAAGAAGAGGGGAGTCAAATTTAATAACTCGTAGTATCCCTTTCCCTTCAACCTCCATATTGATTGAAGATATAGCAATTGCATTATCTCTTTTATTAGTCAGGATTATGGTTGATATATGCATGTCATATATTTTACTTACATTTGCTGAATACGACACTGTCACCTTTTTTGATATTTTTTGTACGCCAAAATATATAGTGAAGCCTGCGGCAAAAATAGATAAGAATTTAATGTCAAATAAGGACCATAACCACATTAGTTGCTCAATTGCTTCAGAGTTAATCATTTGCTTTACCATTATCGCTGTAATACAACACATGTGCGTATATATACGCAATGCAATTATTTTGCAAGTGCTTCATTTACTATCAATAGCTACGTCACGTTATCGTTTAATGGTTCTTTATAGGGGCGGCAATAGTTAAAATTATCGCTTCCGTAAACGCCCCCGTAGGGGCATTTGCAGTAATGAAATCAGGCGGTGAAAGTACCAATAAAGGTTTCTACTTTGCTGTCTTTGAATTTTTCAACAAGCAGATCACGAAATTCGTTAGCCATTTCTTCCTGCACTGCTTCCAGCTGAATAATGCGCAGAACCAGTACAGGGCGATCACCAGTGATAATGCTGAGTCGTAATTTAAATGGACGTTCTTTCAGGCCTTCAAACGGAACGCATTTAAATTCAAATGCCACTGGCATAATGTCTTTGGTCTTCGCTTCGACAGACTCCATCAGGGAGCGTTTGCCGCTGAAGTCATTGTCTTCAAAATCAGCAGTCTGGTTCGCTTCAATTGTGATTTTACGGACTGCCGCAGCCGCTTTTGTTGCCTGAATGGCGTCACCATTAGCATCAAAGCCCACAAGGTAGTCGGCCCAGTCTTCAATCCATTCTGCCAGTGACTTCTGGGAGTTACGCTCGCCGTTAACAGACAACAGAGCAGAGAACGGTGCTGTCTTTTTCAGTTTGAGAGTGGCGGTGTTATCTGCGTGACCTGGTTCATCAATAGTACCCAGGTTAAGCACACTGACGGCACGCATATTATCAGCATCGATAAAGCAGCGGGTGCCTTCATCTGCAAGATCTTTAGAATAACGGGTAAAGTCATCGATGCTGGCAGTGGAAAGCGCACCACGGAAACGGAAGCGATTTAAATTAAATTTTTCCAGATCATGAATGCGGAAATTCTCAGGCAATGCCACAGCATCGGCACCAATCTTACTGATAATTTCATTAACACCCTGAGCAGAAATAAGGGCATGGATTTGATTAATTGCGGTTGCGTCTAAGCTCTGAGACATAATAAGTCCTCACTATATAAAGATATTTAGTGATGAGATAAATAATCAGTTAATTAAGAACGATATTAATGACCTGCTGCGCGGAGTTTTCCGTCAGGTTCACCGGCAAGAGTCAGTAATTGTCCCTGGTCTTCCTGCAGAATAGTCAGGCGACCACCGCGATTGACATACATCGGCGTTTCGGTGGTGTCTTCTTCGGAAATTTTCCCGCGGTTAGTCGGGCGAACATATGAGAGTTTGTGTTTGATTTTCACACGGTTCTCATCAAACGGTTCGATTTCCAGGTTGAGTGAGACCTTACCTTTGGTTTTCGTGTTCATCACACCGGAAGCGACTTCACTGAGAACTGCGCCGATTTTGGTTTCAAATACGCCGCCGTCCAGCTCCCCGATAAATGCCTGCACATCAGTACTGCGTTCGCTAGCCATTTTGCTGCTCCTCATCATATCGACCCTGTAAGGTCGGTTAGTTTCTCCACAAAACAGAGAAGAACACCTGCGGTGACTGCCGCCCGGATGGATTGGGTTATGAGCCCGTCGTCCGGTGATGCTCTTCTCTGTTTTGTAAAAAGAGCGGTACCAGCCGGAAGCAAGTGTACAAACTGGTACCGCCAAAGCAGTGGCTGTTGTGGTGGGGTTGTCACTCAGGCGTATGGTCAACCTGACAATCCGGTGTCCTCAACGGGGAAAGAGTAACCCCGCCATACTTACCGCCGCGCCATTTCGCGGATTACCACAACGCTGAGAGCACTTAGCCAGTTACGGCACCACACTTTGTCGCGGTTCCATAAATGCCCTCATCGTTGCACCCTGGTCTCTTCCCAGGCGTCAAACCGAATCGCCACGCTGGTTAGGCGTCTTATCAGCATCATCATTGACTTGCACATTCCGGCTACCTGGTTTGTTTGCCCGAGCAAGGAGTGGATTGTCCCCTTTAACGTCCCCAGACCGCTAACGACGCATGTGCCATACGCCGTGTTACAACCAAATTTTGTTAGTACCTTGTTTGTAGGTCTGGAAAGAAAGATAAAATGAAGTTGCGCATTATGCAAGTGTTTTTATTGCGAGATATGCAATTTGGTGGGTAATGAAAAGCCACCTTCTGGTGGCTAATTGATGTTGAGGTAGGGGGTTAATTGTGTCGCTTAAGGGTTTGTGACTGACTGATTAAGACCTTTCCAAAGACCATAAACCGATGTTCGTTTTCGCTGGTAATTCCCCATTCGCGGTAAATCTGATTATCAGAAATTACCAGCAGTTTATCAGGTATCATTTGCAGTCGTTTGACGTAAATTTTATCATCAAAACCAAATACATATATACCATCCCCATCAAACTGATTGATACTGATATCAACGAAGATGAGATCTCCTGGCTCAATGGTTGGACACATACTGTCCCCACGAACGTTGATAACTTTAATGTGATTTGCTGGTCGTCCACCAAACATCGATACAGCATTATCAGTTCTGTATTCAATGGCATGAATCACATCAATGACATCACCGCCCTGGATAAGGCCATTTCCCGCACTGGCACTGACATCCAGCATTTCAATACGGAATACATCCTTCACCTGCGCAACATCCTCACTAATACTGTTTTTACATACAGTATTACTTTTGAGGTCTGAGGTAAAGAGATCAGCAATATCAACACCTAAGCTCCTGGCAATATTACTCAGGGCTTGTTCAGTGAATTGTTTCTGCTTACCTGTTTCGAGGCGCGAGATATTCGCCGCATCCACTCCTATTGCTTCAGCGAGATCGGCGATTTTCATGTTCTTCGCCTGGCGAAGTTGTCTGACTCGATTTCCTATGTTCATGCGTTTATTACATTTCTTTATTGCGCGTTAAGCAAATCAACTTGCGCAAAATATTTGCGTGAAATAATATGCTCATCACGCAATATGTGGAGGTTATATGCAATCACCATTACGGAATGTGCGTAAGGCGCACGGATTTACTTTGCAGCATGTTGCTGCGGGCGTTCAGGTCAATCCAGCGACGCTGAGTCGTATTGAAAGACTGGAACAAATTCCATCTATCGATCTTGCAGAACGTCTGGCCAATTTTTTTAAGGGTGAAATCAGCGAAATGCAGATTCTTTATCCGGCACGTTTTCAATCTAGCCAAAACCAGAATGGGTTTAAACCACAGGAACAGGAGGTAAGCCGTGGGTAAGCATCACTGGAAAGTGGAAAAACAACCTGAGTGGTACGTGAAAGCTGTCAGAAAAACTATCGCGGCATTGCCTGGGGGTTACGCTGAAGCTGCTGACTGGCTGGATGTAACAGAGAACGCTTTATTCAACCGCCTTCGTGCAGATGGCGATCAGATTTTCCCGCTGGGATGGGCAATGGTTTTACAGCGCGCGGCTGGCACTCACTACATTGCGGATGCTGTCGCACAGTCTGCTGGTGGGGTGTTTGTATCGCTTCCTGAAATTGAGGAAGTAGAGAACGCCGATATAAACCAGCGCCTGCTGGAAGTCATCGAACAGATCGGGAGTTACTCAAAGCAGATTCGTTCGGCAATCGAAGATGGGGTAGTGGAGCCACACGAGCAGACAGCAATTAATGATGAGTTGTATCTGTCAATTTCGAAGCTCCAGGAGCATGCAGCACTGGTCTACAAAATCTTTTGCGCTCCAGAAAAGAGTGACGCCCGCGAGTGTGCAGCTCCGGGCGTCGTGGCGTTTTGTGTCTGTGGAGAAACTAACGCATGAGCAGTTTAACAACACACTACCGTCGCTCGCAACTGATTGCGCTTCCTGTACCGGGTGGAAAAGCGAAGGTGGAGTATTGCTATGCAGTGAATGTACCAGGTGACAGGGAAATTGTAACCCACAGCTTTGCAGAGTGGGCTGTGGGTGATTTCAACCGGCAGAAGGAGACAGTCCTTTGCGACAAGTTAACCGCTGGTTCAAAGATCACTACGGAGTGCCCGTCAGAGTCATTCGTTGGGAGCCGGAAACACAACGGGTTATCTACCTCCGTGAAGGCTATGAACATGAATGCTTCAGTCCGCTCGAACAGTTTCGTCGTAAATTCAGGGAAATAGAGGTCGGTCATGAGCCTGTTAATGACATCCCAGCCCATTGTGATAAATCGTGATCTTGCATGCCGTATTGGTCTGAATGAGGCAATTGTGTTGCAGCAGCTTCATTACTGGCTGAATGAAACGAATTCAGGCACTGAGCATGGCGGAATTCGCTGGGTTTATAACACGACAGAACAGTGGCTGGAGCAGTTTCCGTTCTGGTCAGAGTCCACTCTGAAACGCACATTTGCAAGCCTGAAATCACTTGGGGTTTTGCGTCGCGAGCAACTCAATAAATCGAAGCGTGACATGACCAACTTCTACACGATCAACTATGAAAGTGAGCTTTTAGAAGAGGTCAAAGTGAACGAATCAATCAGGTCAAAATGCACTTCTCCATCGGGTCAAAGTGACCTGATGGATGGGCGCAAAATGACACGATCCATTGGTTCAAAACGACACGCTGTCATCGGGTCAAAATGGCCCAATGATCTTACAGAGAATACAACAGAGATTACTACAGAGAATAAAACCTCTTCTCGTCCGGACGCTTCGCAACCGGACACGCAAACGGCTGAACAGGAGTTTTTAACTCGCCATCCTGATGCGGTTGTATTCAGCCCTAAAAAGCGCCAGTGGGGAACGCAGGATGATTTGACCTGCGCACAGTGGCTCTGGAAAAAAATCATCGCCCTGTACGAGCAGGCCGCCGAATGTGACGGCGAGGTGGTTCGTCCCAAAGAACCGAACTGGACAGCCTGGGCAAACGAAATTCGCCTGATGTGTGTGCAGGATGGTCGTACTCACAAACAAATCTGCGAGATGTACAGCCGCGTCAGCCGCGATCCGTTCTGGTGCCGTAACGTGCTCAGCCCGTCGAAGTTGCGGGAAAAATGGGATGAGCTTTCCCTGCGCTTATCGCCGTCCGTCAGCACGCACACAGAAAAACGTGAAGACCCGTACTTCAAAGCCAGTTACGACAACGTGGACTACAGCCAGATCCCGGCAGGATTCAGGGGGTGATCATGAGTCTGTTAAATGACGTTCAGAAATTCATTGAAGCCCATCCGGGCTGTACTTCCGGAGACATTGCGGATGCTTTTGCAGGTTACTCACGGCGGCACGTTCTGCAGTCAGCAAGCAAGTTACGTCAGAGTGGGCGTGTGGCTCACCGTTGTGAAGGAGATACACGCAGACATTTCCCGCGCCTGACTGAGAGAGCGCAGGAGCCGGAACCACAATCTGTTCGTGAAACCAGACCTGTGCGCAATTTCTATGTCGGCACTAACGACCCCCGGGTGATTTTGTGCCTGACCCGCCAGGCTGAAGAACTGGAGTCCAGGGGCTTATTCCGTCGAGCTGCAACGGTGTGGATGGCGGCATTCCGTGAAAGCCACTCCCAGCCAGAACGAAACAATTTTCTGGCGCATCGTGAGCGGTGCTTACGGAAAAGCAGCAGGCGCGCTGCATCGGGTGAAGAGTGGTATCTGTCAGGGAATTACGTGGGGGCTTAATGACGACGTTAACTCAATGCCAGCAGCAGGTGCTGGATATGCTGATTTCTTACCAGAAAGAACGTGGCTTCCCGCCAACCAATCAGGAGGTGGCTACCATGCTGGGATACCGTTCAGTGAATGCAGCGGTGGAGCATCTTCGCGCACTGGAGAAAAAAGGCGTCATCACGATAAAGCGTGGCGTGGCACGGGGGATAACGCTTCATACCGCGGTGAAGGACGACGACAGCGAGGCGGTCGGGATTATCCGCTCACTGCTTGCCGGTGAGGAAAACGCCAGGCTGCGTGCAACCCACTGGTTACATGAGAGAGGCCTGAAAGTATGAAGCTGATCCTGCCTTTCCCGCCCAGCGTGAACACGTACTGGCGACACCCCAACAAAGGGGCATTTGCTGGTAAGAGCCTGATAAGCGCGGCGGGGCGAAAATTTCAGAGCGCGGCGTGCGCAGCAATAGTTGAGCAGTTACGTCGTCTGCCAAAACCAACGTCGGCACCTGCTGCAGTGGAGATCGTGTTGTTTCCTCCGGATAACCGGATCCGCGATCTGGACAACTATAACAAGGCGCTGTTTGACGCGTTGACCCACGCGGGTGTGTGGGAAGACGACAGACAGGTGAAAAGAATGCTGGTGGAGTGGGGACCGGTTATCCCGAAAGGGAAGGTCGAGATCACCATCAGTAAGTACGAGAAAACGGCGGGTGCAGCCGCCTGATCAAGAGGAGAAACGAAGTATGAATAATCTGATGGTCATTGATGGTATTGAAGTTCGTCGTGATGCTTATGGGCGTTACAGCCTGAACGATCTGCACAGGGCTGCCGGGGGAGAACAAAAAAACCGCCCGAAATACTGGCTCTCCAATAAGCAAACCTGTGAATTGATTGAACAACTTTTCACCGAGGGTGGAATTCCGCCTCTGGAACAAAATCAACCAGTTAGCGTCATTAATGGCGGAAATAACCAGGGGACGTATGTCTGCAAAGAACTGGTGTATGCCTATGCAATGTGGATCAGCCCGTCATTCCATCTGAAGGTGATCCGTACTTTCGACATGGTAACCAGCGCACCGGAAAAATTATCCGGACAGGCTGCTGACAAGATGCAGGCTGGCGTGATCCTGCTGGACTTTATGCGCCGGGAATTAAATCTGTCTAACTCATCAGTGCTTGGAGCCTGTCAGAAGCTTCAGGAGGCTGTTGGCTTACCGAATCTGGCACCGCGCTATGCCATTGATGCTCCTGCTGACGCGCCTGATGGCTCAAGTCGCCCCACGCTGTCGCTGAGTGCACTGCTGAAGCAGTATGGTATCCGCCTGACGGCTAATCAGGCATATCACCAG